AGGAGTGACATCTGTGCTCAGTGGGTCAAGGTCTTCATGAAAGAGAAGCTATAACAAAAGTAAAGCCCCTTGGATTTCTCCTTGGGGCTTACTCATTTAATAACCTTACTTGCCTTTATAGCCTGAGGCCTTTATGGCCTTACCTTGCTTCTCAGCTTGGGCCTTCGTTGGGTAGCATTTACCAGACTTACCCCATTTCCATCCGCCTTTGCACTTCATCACAGGCATTAGGCACTCTCCCCTACTTTAAAACAATTTGGTTTAGCATAGATACCATTGCTTATGAGGGTAGCAGCCATGTTAACTGCATCCTGCTCACACTCTAAACGTGTGTACCATAGGTTCTTCTCGTTACCCATAACAACACAAGACGAAGCCTCTAAGGTCTGACAAGCCATGACTACAGCTAACCACATTACCACTTCACCTTGTTAGCCCAATAGGCAGCTGACATCTTACCCTTGGCAATGTTCTTAGCATGACGAGCCTTGAAGGCTTTGTTCCTGGCTGTCCCATCAGGACTACCCTTGACACCCTTCTGCCCAAAGCGGATAGTCTTGATCTTGTCACCCTCTTTAGCAACAACAACATGAGATTTAGTCTTGTGATTAGGTGTAGCCTTAGGTTTATTGAAACCTGACACACCTGCTCGTTCTAGTCTTGGATCTTTCTTAGCCATTACCACTTCCCCTGTTTCTTCCCGAGGAAATAAATCCCCACGCCGAGTAAACCAATTCCTGATAGAACAACCAATATACCAAGGCTCCACTCAACAATAGCCTGTTTAATCTCCGCTTTACGATACATAGTTTTCTGACGATCCTTACGGACTTGAGCTTCGATCTTGAGAAGCTCCTCCCAAGCACTTTGACCATAAGCAAACTGGATATATTGTTTAATCTCTGCACGCAAAGCCTCCGCTTGTTTCTTCTTAGCGAAGATGTCCATTGCACTAGGGCCGTTACCACCGAACAGTACAGCATACCAAGGTGGATTCTCTGATTGTTTATGTGCAAAGCTAAGATCAGACACAGCACCAGCAAACCTAGCTAAGTCATTAGAGATACCACCGATGTCCTTACCTAACTGTATGCCCTTCTTAATAGCGGATACAGCTGTCTGTGCCGCAGCAAATGCTGTGAATGGATCAATCATCTGAACTTTACCTCTATTGGACACACATAAGTATAACTTACTCTATACACTCTGTTGTACCATAGCCCATTCTTAGGTAGCCCACAGTCGTAGTAGCAGTACTTAAACAACTGGTTACCACTTGCAGTCCACGCATGGTTGAAACCTATGAAGGCTAAGACACACAACATTAGTTTTTAAAAGCATCATTAAGAAGAATAATCTCTAGCTTCTGTACTTGGAGAGTTAACTCATGTGTTGTTGCAATGTTCCAGCCAAGAAGAGCCAGAAGCGCAGCGAACAACACCCCTAATATAGCCTTGTTGTCCATGATTTAACCTCCGTCAGATCTACTTGATTCCATCATTTCACGAATAGACTTTATGTTCTCGTCCATACGGCCTAAGGTAACTGCCTGAGACTGGATAATAGTTGTTAAGTTAGTAATCCTAGCTTCGTGCCTCCCAATGTCACGAGCATTCAGGTCAATAGCACTAGCTAGGCTAGACACATACCACACCAAGGCACCCGTCTGGAACAGAATGCCAACAAGAAAAGAGATTGATACACTTTTGTCTTTCATTTTACTTAGTAAACCCCGCACCGAAATATAGTCCAACGATAGCTGACACAATGTGTGTGTCCAGCGGTGTGATAACGAACCCTTGGGCTGACTGCCATACAATCTGCTTGTCAGGTCCGAACAGGAAGTTCCAGAAACCCCCTTGTACTTCTGTGTACCCTACAAACACGGGTACTTCTGGATACCACACAGCTACGAGCTTAGGTAGTACGATGATTGACGTTACAGCTGAGAGTGCTATGATCCTTCGTGTCCATGCGAAGTGTTTGTCTTTTGATCCGTACTCTCTGGCTGTGTTGGTTGCTCCTATGAGCATTGCTTGCTGTTCTGCTTTGTTCTTGTTTGACTGGCCCCATATGGACATGACACCACCAAGAATAGTAGAGAAAAGCATAGTGATTAATTCTAAAGGAAGTCCGAACATTAGTTACCTCCAGTAGCTCTTGCAATAGCCTCTGACTTTGTCACCTTACCGTCTTTGTTTACGTCCATACCCTTGTTGGCCTCATAAGCCTGTCGGCGACCTTTATACTTATGGTCTTTGGCGTAGACTACATAGTCATCATCCTTTCCTACAGCCGCAGGGAAATGGACAGCCATGTACAGGTCACCAAAGTCCTTCATACGTCCCTTAAATCGTGTTAGATACTTCTCAACGAAGTCCATTTGATCTGATCTGTTTAAGAGAGCTAGATCACGAGAGGTTGTACCGAGGTCTTCAGCAGTAGTGGGCATAAACTGTATTAAACCAACAGCACTAGATGTACCAGAGATTTGGTCAGGAGCAAAGCTACCTGCTGTTTCAAACTGTATAACCCTAAGGAGATCCTCTTGGGTTACACCCACATTATTGGCTACCGTTTCTACCTTTGTTAGGAAATCAGAGTCTGCTGCTACATCTTCTGGTAAATTAACGGCTAGAACTCTGTCCTCTTGTGCTGGTCTAGCCTTGGGTCTTGGAGACGTAACAGGAGCCTCTGGTGTGACAGCAGGTACTACCTCATCTTTGTCCCAGAAGTTAGTTTGAGTAGGTTCTTCATCTGTTGCCTGAGGTAACTGGACAGGAATTACCTCGTCATTATCCCAAAAGTTAGCCATATTAGTTGCCTCGTTTGATTCTAAGCGTGGGGTCAGTACCAACACGATAATGAGCACCGATAGGAACCATAGAATAGGCTTCTTCATTTGCTACACTCCAAGGATTATCTATGGTACCTTGTTCAGCACGGGTCTCTGTTGTCATGGCCTCAGATGGACCAGTACCAATGTCTACCTTTAATTTCTTAGCTTGATCTTTAAAGAACTTCAATCGTGCAGGGATACCAGCAACGGTGCTATACTTAGCAGCCATACCTTTCCACAAGGAACTGTTTAAGATGTCAGTAGCAGCCTCAAAGTCAATCATTGATTGTCTATCAAACTCTATCTCACCAGCACTAGCCAGACGATTTTTAAGGAGTGTCCGTGCAGATGCACCTTCTTTCCACAAAGCCTCAAAGTCACCACCATAGTAACGTGATACTACAGCTGCAATCTTTTGCATCTGTGGATCAGTGCTATCAAGTAAAGTAAATGTACCCTTCTCAGAGTCAATACCAATGTTAGGGATTGTCTGTGTCTTACCAGCTGCGATACGGCCCACTAAGGCTTGGTTATGTTGCAGTGCTGCACCCATCTGTGCTCTCAGGTTAGCTGCGATACGTCCACTCTCGCCACCAGCTGCTTCAAGGGCGGCAAGGCTGTTTAGATTTGTATTAGAAAACAGGCTATCCATGTACCTAGTAGACTGTTGTTCGTTCTGAGTGAGGGCATACGATAAAGATGTGACACTAGAGGCATAAGCATTAACTGCCTCAGGAGTTGTTAGCCCAGACTTGGGCATGGAAGAGATGACCCCACTGTGGTATGACATGCTCTTTGCCCGTCTTACCAGATTTCTTTCTGTGAAAGCATCGGCTACTTCTGGAGGGAAGATAACATCAAGTGGGGGTACAGTTGGTGTTGTACCGTCACCAGATAATGCAGCACCACTAGGGGCTACACCCATCAACTCAAGAACAACTGGATCTGGGTTTAAGGCTTTGTAGTCTACTGTCTCCGGTTTGTAATCAGAAGCAATAGCTTCCTTTAGGTCAGCTGTAGCACTTGCTGCAATTTGAGCCATAACCGCTGGGTCTTTAAAGGCTAGTGCAGCTAGAGGAGAACTTCCGTCTTTCAAAGCAATCTGAGCCATGAAAGTAGTAGCAGCTTCTGTTGCCCCCTTCATGTCGTAATCCTGTAAGGCCGTAAAGGTAGCATCAATTGAATCCAATCGACCCTTCATGATCTCCCATCTTTCCTGAGCTTCTTGACCAGCTGGTTTCTGGAAGGCTGGTTGAG